CTGCCTGTTTTATCTGGTTGACTTGAAATATCATCTGGTGCGGCGACAAGAACATCACCCTCTAACTCTACAACATAACCACCCTGTGTTTTAATTCCACTTTGAATCATATGGTCTTCCATATTATAAAATGCAGAAATTGATTTTTTCCCACCTTCTATCTTTTTTAATTTATGAACACCATTAAAATCAGTTAAGTGAAATGCCTTTGAACGAATTGTCTCTGGCCATATCCTTTTAAATATTGCTGAAGACAATGGAATCTTCAAATCTGCAAGACCATCTCTTGGTAAATCGAATAACATGGTAGATAAACTTTGTGTCCATGCAACTGCCTCTTTTTGAACTGTTTTATAATATACCTCATTGAAGTTTATCATTATGTTACTTTTACACCAGAAGTTTCGATATATAAAGATTTACCTGACCATCCACCAGTTGCTCTAGTTCTACAAGTAATTGGAATATTTACATTTTTATCATGTACTTTAAAATCTAATTTAAATGATTGTTTTGTACCATCATAAGTAGTAACTATATTTGCCAAATTTTTTGAAGGTGTTTCTAAAATATTTTTCAATGCATCATCTGAAGAAACATCTGTGATAGTAGAACCTCTTACAGAACCAACCAATAATTTATACGGACATGGTGTGCCACCTGTTGAAAAAGTATAACCAGAAACCGTTTGTAAAAAATAAGATAAATTATCTGCATTTTCTAAATGTTTTGCAAACAATGTTATAAGATTATTTCTATATGGATAATAAAAATCAGCTCCAAAAAAATTCAATTCATCTAAATTAAAATCTCTACCTAAATCTCCAAATTCTGTTTTTAAATTAGATTCTGTATAATCAGCATTTTTTATTGCATCCCTATTTTGATTTAAAGTTCTAGTTGCATTTATATTGGTAGCAGATACTAATCCAGCGGCATGCTCCCAGCTATCATCCATTATAGATTGTATTGAACTAAGTTGATTAGTATCTCCTAATTGTTTATAAAATGCGTTTATATTTGTATTAAATTTTGGTGTTGTATCTTTTCCAGCAGAAATTTTATTTGAATATCCAATATAAGTGGTATCTGATAATTTTAAAATAATATCAGATGGATTTTTTTTACTTATACCTCCAACTTTGGTTTTAGGCACCCAATGATATGATGATATTGTTCTCCCCCCTAAATCTGTCTTTACTGCTTTTGCATTATTCCAACCAATTTGTACATCTCTAATTGCCGTACTATCCTTATCTATTAATCCTCGTAACTCTGTATATGAAATAGATGTAGATTCGGCTTTAACTATTCCAGTATCACCATTTTCTTTCTGGAGCTTGTGTCGTATCCATGCTTTTGCTTCCACCTCCGTTCCAGCCTTTTCAGTATTATTTTTTAAAAAATATAATGTCATAAGTTCATTGATGTCTGATGAAGCAGTAGCACTTTTTCTTGTTTTCATTCCAAAATGTCCAGTAGCTTCACTTTTTGCAACTCTAATATAATATTCGGTTTCAATATCATTTTTATCGCAAATACGAAAATAATAACCAGACCTTCTGTTTTGCAGTTTACCAGTTAATCCTGTTTTTGGTAGGCTTGTTTTTAGTATACTTTTAAACTTCCATGGCAGTTCTAATCCATCAAGTTTTTTAATTTTTAGTTGCTTTGTTACTTCACTTGTTATAGTTTTTGACATATCGTAAAAGGGGTTAAACACATTTCCCTGTCTGTAATTGGGGGAAACTGTTAATTCACGAATATATTCTTTAAAACCAAACATTTGTAGTGTAGATAGGGGGGGAATCGTAGACAAATAAGGTAGGTTGTTTCAAATTCCCATGTTAATATAGAGTGAGGGGCGCATCCAAGCCTGAAAGGTTCTGAGAATATTCTTCCAGTTCTTTTTCTAGGGGTTCACCCATTACTGCCTGAAGCCCCCTCTAAGAGTATTTATAAGACTAGAATTTCCAATCTTCTGTATTTACTTGAGATGTAGGAAGTTCTTGACCAGAATCTACTAAACCACTTTGTGCTTGTTGCTCAACATCATATAGTTTCATCTTTGGCCGGTCTATTCCAAGAATAAACTTTTTGTTTTTGGTGAGGTCATTGTATCTATTTTTGAGTTGTTTTACCAGTATTTGGTCAAGTTCTTCTAATTCTTCAGTTTGTATGAGTGCAAACATGAAATCGGCAGTTGATGGTAAACCAAAACTCTCACTTGTATCTTCTAATCCAAAGTCAGATGCGGTGAATCCACTTCTATTCACCTGAGTAGCTGAGACAATTGGCACGTTTTGTTCTACGGCAAATCCTCTCAATTCTTCTGCAATGGCTTTAATGTAGAAATAAGATCCTACATTTGCACCAGATTTAAATCTAGTAGAAGCACAAATGTTTAAATAGTCAATGAAAATAATTTTAGGTGTGAATTGTCTTTTAATTTTTAATTCTTTTATCAGCCCACGAAAATGTCCTGCATGAGCAGATGCTGTAGGGTATTCCTTGATTATGAGTTTTCCCTGAGTTTTCTTTCTAATGCTGTCTACTGAACTTTCAAAAAGGGTCTTAGGTAGGTCATGTAATTCATCAATGGTCAAGTCCATTAGATTTGCATCTATTCTTTCTGCAATTCTTTCCTCTGCCATCTCAAGTGTAATATAAAGAACATCATATCCATTTAAAAGAACATTGGCTGCATGGTGACACATGAATAGGGTCTTACCTACTCCTGTACCTGACATTACAATATTTAAGGTTTTGTTGGGAAGTCCACCATTTGTTATATCATTAAAGTATTTGAGGTCAAACGGTATCTTTTCTTCTTGCCTGTGATAAAACGCAAAGCGATCTGCGGCATTATCAATATAATCATGACCAATAGACATATCGAAACTGACAGAAAGAGCATCAGACAAAATGTCAGGAAGAGCATCAGTATTCCTATCTTTATCATTCCCCCCAATAATGCTAATTCCATCAAGGACTGCCAAGTGGAGAGCTCTGTCTTTACAGTATTGTTCTGTTGTGTCTGCCAACCATTTTTGGTCTGTTTCTTCATGTGATAATCCATTCACTAAATCGTGAGTTACTTTCCATGCCTCCTCATTTAAATCAGTCCGTTTATCAATCTGGATAATTATGGCTTCTTTTGTGGGTAGTTCACTATACTTATCTACAAACTTATCTATTTCATCAAAAACTATTTGATGCTCTTTACTTTCAAAATATTTAATCTTCAGAAAGGGTAATACTTTCCTTGTGTATTCCTCGTTGGTCATCAAGTGACCTAGAATCATTGTCTCTGTAGATGATTTCAAATTCATTATCTTCCTTTAAGCCTTTTTCCAAACATGAAACAAGAATATCCCCTGCAATTTGCTGGAATTCTTGTTCATTGGTTAAGTGATTATTATTTTTCCATTGAGCAGGCTTCAATGTGAAATGTAAATTCATTGCTCCTTCTTTTGTTTCTGCACCCATCATAACATCCTCGTAAATATAAACTAATCCTTTAAATTTACCTTCCTCAATACGAATAGCATTGAGCTTTGAATCATCGCCTTCACGAACTACCGATGAGTGTTTTACTGTATCTATTGGTGAATATTCAGACATAATGTTTATAGCTCCCTAAAATATATTTGTCATTTGATATTGGTGTATTTCCACGATGCAAGTATGTCCATGTTGCTGGGAATATTAGTATTGTACCACACTCGGGCGAAACTTGCAAGTCTAAAGTTGGAAACTCTGTTTCCCCACCAAAGTCTACATTATTGAGATAAACAAAGAATACCAGAAAGCGCCTTGCAGATATATAATCCCCAACATCAACGTGATCCAAGAAATTACCTCTACCAGCTCTATACCGTTTAATTCGTATTTCTTCCCATGCAGATTTTTCAGGTAAGGCCTTTTTGTGTATTTTAACATCCTGTTTATATTTTTCTAAAATATCATCGAATCTTTTATAAACATCTAATTGCATTTTCAATGTTTGTTCCCGAAATGTGTTCAAATTTACTTCATCAAACTCACGATGTCCTTCCAGTTTGGTTTGTTCTAATTGATTATTTTCATCTAGAATTTCAAACCACTCTATAAGACCATCACATTCTTCTTTACTGAACATCTTCGGATATGTCTTTATCCACTTCTCCATATAGAAATTCCTTTTTTGCAGCTGCTTCTAATTTGTCCATAGTTTCTTCATCGAAATATTTTTCTGGTTCTGAATAAATGGACTTGCCATATAGCTGTTTGCCATCTATTTCATAACGATTACCAGACCTTTTAAACACTCCGTGTTTCTCACCAAACTCTAAGAGTCCATAATACCTATCGATGCCAGACTGATAACCTAGTTTGACATCAATCATTTTATTTTCGACTGTCAATCTGGATTTCTGAGTTTTACAATGAATAATATTTCCTATAACCTCAGTTCCTTCTTTGTCCTTCTTCTTGGACAAGTAAATGATTGAACTGGCTGCATACTTGAGTCCAGAACCACCGCCCATTTCCTTAGTCGGCATATATGCACCTATCACATCATAGGTGTGATTGGTTACGACTAAAGGAACATTTGCTCGACCTAACTTGAGGGTCAATACACGAAAACAAGCTTTAATAATCTGAGCTCTAGTCATATCCCTAGTCTCTGCTCCTGCGGCAGTATCTTCCAGTTCTTTTGTGGTAGATAAATTTCCTAGAGAGTCCAAGACAATCATCATAGGTTTTTGCTCAGTCTCAAGATATGCATCTAATATCTTTATTGATTGTGTACGAAATTCCTGTATAGTAACTACTGGAAGTATTACCATTCTTTTTGAATCGATACCCCTAGACTCTATAAGTTCTTTAGGTATTGCTGACTCAGACTCAAAGTATAAAACTCCACCATCTGGATTTGTATCCAAGAATTGTTTGACCATTCCTAGTGCAAAGTAGGTTTTCCCTGTCGCACTTTCTCCAGCAAGAGCCGTGATTTTGTTAGAAGGTAATCCACCAGACAGACTACCAGAAAGTAGGCCATTAAATAGATAACTACCAGTATCGATGTAGCTATTAACATCACCAGCTGCCAGGCCCTCTTCAACGATTGTTGCATATTCATTTCCTGACTCCTTTATAAATTGTTTTAAATCCATTATTTACCCCACCTATACTCAACTGGTTCTCCACCAA